TGAGTCTGAAAAAGAATTTGCGTTTATGGGCGACGAAGGCGACGAAGACGATGAAGAAGATGACATGGCAATGGACACAGGCGACGAAGACGATGAAGAGCCTGCTACTAAAGGCGACATCATGGATATCGAATCTGCCATCGACGAATTAAAAGCAGAATTTGACAAAATCATGGGCATGGTAGATGCTGACGCCGATGGCGATCACGACATGCAAGACCATGACATGGCTGACCTAAGCGACGAAGTTGAAGAGCTTCCAGCAGAAGAAGGCATCCAGTTCGAAGAAGAAGTTGCCGAAGAAGATACAGTTTCTGAATCTGACGAAGAAATGGACGACGAAGAAGACACAGACACAGGCGACGAAGAACTAGCAAAACTACGTGAATACGTAGAAAAAGTTGCTGGTGTAAAAAACATAGATGGCGCTGACAACAAGTCTAGCGTAGTTGCTGGTAAGAACGACATGGGCGGCACAACTGCTAATATCGTTAAAGGTGGCGACGAAGCTGGTGGTAAAGCACCAACTGCTAAACTAATTGCAACTGGAAACAAAAACGTTCCGGGTGGCAATCAGGGTTTAGAGTCTGCACCAAAAGCTAAATCCGCTGAGTAAATAGGAGCACAATATGGCTTTGTATCTCAAAGAAAATCTAACGTTCGACCGCGCTAACATGGTCATTGAATCCGATGAAAGCACAGACGGGCGTAAGAGTCTTTACATGAAGGGTATTTTCATCGAGGGAGGCGTCAAAAATGCTAACCAACGTGTTTACCCAGTCAAGGAGATCGAACAAGCCGTTTCAACTATCAATGATCAAATCAAAGGTGGTTATAGTGTTCTCGGCGAAGTAGATCACCCAGATGATTTAAAAATTAACCTAGACCGTGTGAGCCATATGATCACAGATATGTGGATGGATGGCCCATGCGGACATGGTAAGTTAAAGATTTTACCAACTCCAATGGGAGAAATGGTAAAGAGTATGCTTGAAGCAGGTGTTAAACTAGGTGTTAGTTCACGTGGTTCAGGCGACGTAAGTGAAGCGTCAGGTCATGTCAGCAATTTCGATATTGTTACAGTTGACATTGTAGCACAACCAAGTGCTCCACATGCATATCCAAGAGCGATTTATGAAAGTCTACTTAATATGCGCGGGGGCCATCAAGCCCTTGAAACGGCCAAAGACGCAGTACATGATCAAAAAGTACAAAAGTACCTAAAAGAGGCAGTGACACGCCTTATCAACGAACTGAAACTATAAGACAGGAGAAAGTCAATGTTTGATGCTTTAAAACCATTGTTAGAAAGTGGCATTGTAAATGATGAAACTCGTCAAGCAATTAATGAAGCTTGGGAAACTAAGCTAACTGAAGCTCGCGAAGAAATTCGTAGCGAATTGCGTGATGAATTTTCTCAGAAATACACCCACGATAAAAGCGTAATGGTAGAGGCTCTAGACAAGATGGTTACCGAATCCTTATCTGAAGAAATCGCAGAGTTCAATACTGAGAAGAAACAAATGGCAGCCGACCGTGCGAAGTATACTGCTCGCATGATGGAAGGTGCTAACAAGTTTGATAGCTTTATGGTTACTAAACTTGCCGAAGAAATCAAAGAACTACGTTCCGACCGCAAACAATACGAAAACAGTATTGGTAAGCTAGAAGAATTCGTAGTTAAGGCATTAGCCGAAGAACTTCAAGAATTCGAAAAAGACAAGCAAGCAGTTGTAGAAACTAAAGTACGCTTAATAGCTGAAGCCAAATCTAAAATGGTTCAACTACAAGAAGCTTTTGTTTCTAAGAGTGCAAAACTTGTTAAGGAAATGGTTGCTTCCAACCTAGAGTCCGAATTGACTCAACTCAAAGAAGATATCACACTTGCTCGTGAGAACATGTTTGGTCGTAAAATCTTCGAAGCGTTTGTTAGTGAATTTGCAGGTACGCATTTAAATGAAAATGCTGAAGTTGCAAAACTAAAGAAACAAATCGATGAAGGCCATACTAAATTAGCTGAAGCTGACAAGGCTATTCACGAAGCAAAATCTATCGCTGAGTTGAAAAACAAAGAAATCCAAGTTATAAAGGAAAGTGTAGAGCGTACTAAGTCAATGTCCGCACTACTAAAGCCTTTAAACAAGGAAAAAGCCGCTGTAATGAGCGAGCTTTTAGAATCTGTGCAAACTGCAAATTTGCAGAAGGCATACGAAAAGTATCTACCAGCAGTACTAGGCGGTAACTCATCTGTACAACCAAAATCTGAAAAGCGTTTGGTAACAGAAAGTTCCGCAGTAACTGGAGATAAGAAAACTGCTACTAAAACAGCCGCAACTCAAAACGACGATGCTAATGTCATTGAGTTGAAGAAGCTAGCAGGGCTTAAATAAATTACTATACCCATAGGAGATAAGGTAAAAATGAAACAAGCATTATTAGAAAGCCGTTGGGGCGAAACAAAAGATGCCCTACTAGAAGGCTTAAACGGTTCCAAGCGTAACAACATGAGTGTTATTCTTGAAAACACACGTAAGCACCTAGTTAGCGAATCTGCTACAGGTGGCGCAACATCTGTAGGTAACGTCGCAACACTAAACCGTGTAATTCTACCGGTTATCCGTCGCGTTATGCCGACAGTTATTGCTAACGACATCATTGGTGTTCAGCCAATGACAGGTCCAGTTAGCCAAATCCATACTCTACGTGTTCGCTATGCGGATAACGTAGGTTCAGGTGCAACCGGCGCTACTGCTGGTGAAGAAGCATTGAGCCCATTTAAAGTTGCTACTGCCTACTCTGGCACAGCCGCTGGTGTTGCTCCTGGTTCTGCAACTGCAATGGAAGGTTACGCAGGTAATAAGATCAACGTACAGATCATGAAGCAAGTTGTTGAAGCTAAGACACGTAAGTTATCAGCACGTTGGACATTCGAAGCCGCGCAAGATGCACAAGCAATGCACGGTATCGATGTTGAAGCAGAAATTATGGCTGCTTTAGCACAGGAAATCACGGTTGAAATCGACCAAGAGATCCTAGGTTCACTACGTTCACTAGCTTCTACAGGCTTCAGCTACGACCAAGCCGCTGTATCTGGTACAGCAACTTTCGTTGGTGACGAGCATGCTGCATTAGCAGTTATCGTTAACCGTGCCGCTAACCGTATCGCTCAGCGTACACGTCGCGGTGCTGGTAACTGGGCCGTTGTAAGCCCAGCTGCACTAACTGTTCTTCAGTCTGCTACTACTTCTGCTTTTGCTCGCACTACAGAAGGTACATTCGAAGCACCAACTAACACTAAGATGGTTGGTACATTGAACGGTGCAATGAAGGTATTTGTTGACAGTTTCGCTAGCGATCTTGCTCCAGTACTAGTTGGTTACAAAGGCTCAGCTGAGAGCGATGCAGCAGCATTTTACTGCCCATACGTTCCATTGATGAGTTCTGGTGTTGTTCTAGATCCAAACACTCTAGAGCCAGTAGTTGGCTTTATGACACGTTACGGCTATGTTGAGTTAACAAACACAGCATCTAGCTTAGGTAACGCTGCCGACTACCTAGAAAGCATTGCTGTAAGCAACCTATCATTCATCTAATTTTAAATTAGAAGTTGATAAAACAGAAAAGGGTCTTCGGACCCTTTTCTTATGACTATAAATATAACTATGATGCTAATTGATTTAAAATATTTTAACGGTGTTGACTTAATATCTAGTACCGCGTATGTGCTAAACGGTAACGGACCATTAGTGGGAGATATAATTAAGCAAATTAATACTACTACATTTAGTGTAAAAACTGCACACGGAACAAGCGAGTGTGTGCTAGTCAGGAGAATTAAAAACCCCGGGGAAATGACCATCACTGCAACTCACATTACATTAGGTACGTTTAATATACTTGAAATTCACCCTGATTGGGTAATGCACCCAAATGGAAGCAAGTTTAGTTGGGTAGTAGGGGCATCAAAAGTATTCGGTGATACAGTAGGTTTAGTTTCTCCGTAAGATCATCTAAGCATAAATACTACAAGAAACATAAGGTGATACCCAAATGCCATCAGTTAAACAAGTAAGCGATCATTATTTTATTACTGCTCCAGAAGTTACCATTACTGGTAACTTGACCGTTGCAGGCACACAAGCAACTATTTCGTCAACGGATTCGGTTATAACCGACCGCATTATTGTGCTCAATGATGGAGAAGCAAGTGCTGGTATAACAGGCCAACAAAAAGCCGGAATTGAAGTTGATAGAGGATCGCTACCAAACGCATCTTTAGTGTTTGACGAAACAGACGACAAATTCAAAGTAACAACCGATGCCGGGGCGTCGTGGAGCGACATACTTTTAGCGTCAAATGGTTTGCAAGCAGTAGTTGATGATTTAACACCGGAACTAGGAGGCAATTTAAGTATTGCTGGATTTTCCATTGTTAATGTTCCTGCTAATGTAACACTAACATTTGCTACAGTTGGCGCAGGCGGTAGCGGGGTATACGTAACCAATGACACAGCAACAAATGAAGAGTTAGCAACAAAACGCACAGCGTTTATTTACTCATTGATTTTTTAAGGATAACCAGATGGCACTCAAAAGCACAACGCTAACAAGCACAGCAACATCTATTTTACCAGACAGCAATGGCAGAGCAATAACTGTTGTGTACTTTCACAATACGCATAGTTCAGCAGTAACTGTTGATATCTATGCAGTCCCGTCAGGAGATACTGCTGGAAGTACAAATATGATTTATGGACAGGTCTCAATTAATGCAAACGACACATTGATTATTGACGGCACTGAAAAAATGTTATTAGATAACGGTGATAAAGTCCAGGCAACTGCTAGCGTAGACAACGTAGTATTTGCTACTTGCAGTTACGCAGAAATTTAAGGTAGAAAAAACATGGCACGTTCGATGAAAGCACCAAAACTTGGCAATCAGAAAAAAGCAGTAGTATTGCCATTGTCCACTGATCTTAGTGATTCGCCTGACTTTTTAGTCGACGGGATGGTTCGATTAAACTTAGCTAGCGGTAAGATAGAGTATGCAATTAATAATGTTTGGCGCTCAATGGCAAGAGTGGGTACCACATTATTGCAATTACAGGATACTGTCGGCGATGGAACAACGACTGACTTTGTGCTAGATTACACGGTAGCTACGGAGTCTGACATTATAGTGTTTGTTGGCGGAGTCTACCAACAGCCGCTGATAAGCTATACATTATCTACTAGCGTAGGAACTTCAACTATTACTTTTACTAGCCCGCCACCGGCGCCAGGATCTAACCCTAATAGAATTGTTGTAATTTATAACATTAATAGTACCGACGCTGACTAAGGAGTAAACATATATGGCCTTAGGTAAAATTTCCGGTGGAATGTTATCGTCTAATTTAGAACGGGACGGTAACGATCTAGCATTTGAAACTGATTTACTCTACCTTGATGTTGCCAATGGCCGAATCGGTGTAAACACAAATACGCCAGAGCATTCTTTACATGCTCCAGCAGGCGGAAAAATTGGCACCATAACAATTAGTGGTGATTCGATTTCAGGCGACTCTAAGGTACAGTTAGGCTTACCGAGCGATATTAAAATTGACGGCGGACTTGACGGCTACGTATTAACTACTGACGGAAACGGAGTATTAAGTTGGGCAAGCGTTGGCGATCTAATGGCTGAGACAAATGTCACAGGTATGCAGGTTGATTTAGGATTTGCTACTGCTCCCACAAATGTAAATGTTGCATGGGACCAGTTCACTGATCAAACTTTAGTCACTAATGCAATTAACGAATTAAATCAGACTGCGCTTAACATTGCTAAAGGTACATACGTAGGTGCAGTAGATTTCGCATCAAATGCTACCGCAGGCCCAAGTCCGTTATCAGTAGCATTTACTCCATCGTATGTCGGAACACCTACTGATTTTTTATGGGATTTTGGTGATGGCACAACTAGCACAGACGAATATCCTACTCATTTGTATGATAATCTTGCAGGCGGCAATTTTACTGTTATCTTTAAAGCATATAATGCCAACGGAACATTAGCAGGCGATTCTACTCAAGGCGCAATTGGTAGCTGGGATGATAATACAAAGTCAGACTATATTTTACTTTATACGCCTACTCCGATACCTAGTATTGTTATTGGTGACTCTAGCATCGATACAACCACAACAACCACTGTAACTAATTTAAGTCAGTATAGCACATCGTATTCGATTGATTGGGGAGATGGGACAATTGCAACCCCTGCAAGTGATTGGTCGTCATTGGACCATACTTATATTAACGCAGGCGGTGATGAATTATATGCTGTTGCATTAACTGCAACAAGTGACACAGCAGGTCCTACGCCCGTTACTGTAGTCGGGGCAGATGCAAATGTACGAGTGTACAGTATTCATGATCCTGACTTTACAGCAAATACCCTGAGGGTGGTTAACCAACAAGCAACAAGCGGTGGCGAAGTAATATTTACAAATATCACTTCATCGAATCCAGGTAATACATCTACATTTCCACTTAATGCCTACGTGTGGGATTGGGGCAATGGTGACATTAACTCTATTACCATCCAACCTGGGCTAGCAGGTAATCCGGGTGCCACCTTAACACATGCTTTTGCATTAACAGAATCTAACCAGTTAAGTGGGACTACACAGACATTTGATGTACGTTTGTCAGTATTGAACGGACACTCATCTAGCCCGTTTACTAAACCGCAACCGATTACAATTGTAGTTGAGCCAGAAGTTAGAAGCGAATTTAGCGCTACATCACTAACAGTAAGCGACCGAATCGGGGATACTGCCCAAGATGGATATGTATTTACAGATTACCGCACCGGTGCTAACAGGGCTGAGTTTGAATTTACCGCATTAAGTCAACATGCTACTACCTATACGTGGAGTTTCGGCGACAACGAAACTGCTGGACCGTTAACTGACGGATTAAACGGCACAGTAGCTGGCGGACCTATAACACATGCATATTTAAATGCTGGAAACAAAACAGTTTCTTTAGAAGTCAGCGGACAACCTGACACTATACCGCAAACAACGGTTACTAGTAAAAATGCATATATTACCATCAAGGCATTACCAATCGAACCAGGCTCACTGAGTTCGAAACAGATCGTAATTTCAAACGAGTCGCAAGGTTCTAGTCCACTGCTAGCATATTCAGCAACTAACAACACGTTAGGTGCTATCCCAGATGCAGGTACAGCAGTGACTCGTATTGCAACGCTAGATAATTTAGTATCGACTCCAGTTACTGGCGTAAGTTCTAGTAAGAGTGGTACATTGTCGGCTCTAGTAAGCGGGCAGGTTGCTGGCCAAGTTATATTCGATAGCCAAACATCTAAGGTAGGGGTATACGACTCGCTATCAATCATTGCAGATGGTGATGCACACGATGCAATATCACCGAGCGAGTACCCATCTGGGTTGTATAAAGTATTTGCCGCTAGTATAACGCACTCATTTGTAGATGTATCAGATGGATACAACAATTTACAGATGTCACATACCACAAGCGGAAGTACAAATGAAATTGGATTTGTTAAGGATTCGTTAACCGCAGTTCCTACTATAGATATTAGTAGTGCTGACGTAACACAAAAGAACGCTGGAGATGTTACTTACATCAGTGGCATTCCGTATTACTCAAATGGCGGAGTTGTTTCGCTCAACGGAGTAGCAGTTACTAACTGGATTGGGCAAACCTATACTGATACAGTAGCGCCGTTGCGTGTAGCTAGTGCTAATAATTTTGAATCAACAGTTGGATCGATTGTACAATTACAAAATTACTCTTATGCTGACATCGACGGTGCTAGTACATATTTAAACAATGGTATTCCAGTAGCAAATACCGGAAACACATCTTCGTACCAATTTGGCGAACTTGATGTATTAATCAATGGTACTGCTCATGCAGTTTCGACATTATCTATTACATTAGATAATGTAAATGGATCCAGTGTACCAGTTGAACTGCCTACTAAAATTAACGTATATAGTCAAGCATCAACTGGAGTTAATGAGTTATTAATTCCAGTGGCGCCTAGCTTAGGCGGCGGCTTCTCTGACAACGGAAGGCGAGTATCGTTAGGGCTATTAGGTGATAATCCAGCATACACTCCAGCAAATTTTTACGTTGATAATGCATGGGATGGAGCTGAACTAGTTGCCGGTACACCTGAGGCAATTGTTCGTTGGGGAGTATTAACCCATTTTGACGATGAGGATTTTAGTGTAGGGTACTTGCCAGCTGGGCCAGATTTAGTCACTGACCGCGCAGGGGCACAATACTTTACATTCGCATTTAGACGATCGTTGTTAGCAAACTTTGATATTACACTAACTGGCAAAATCAGTGGAATGTGGATTGCAGCGCCTGGTACAGGAATTGACAGCTCAGCTGATTCGACTAATGGTTGGTTAGACTGCAATGCAAGTTATGCTGGTGCAGGCTTACCCGGAACAAATACAGCGGCAGGTGGTAACGGATTATCTGGATGCGCAGTAACTAGCAACGATAGGATACCATTGGGTACGGTCATTGACAATCAAAGTTATACTATGACGATTGGTAGTGAAAACTTCTCTAATGCAGTAGGCAAAAACTGTTTAGTGCGAATACGGTTAGAACGTAACGATTATATTAGTGCAATTAGTATAGGAGTAGCGTCATAATGGCAATTCAAGATTCGCAAAAAGTTGATTACTTATGGAAGAAGCTCGGTTACGGTGTAACTAAGACTGACTCTATTGCATTTAAACGAGCATTCAACGAAAGTATAAGTTCGCCGCTATTATTGCGCTCAGACAAAGTTTGGCAGTATGCCGAATTAATCCCAGCGGTTAAAACTGCGGTAGCATCAGTGATTAGATTATACGACGATGCAAATGGGAACACAGTTGAGTGTACAGAAGATATCACATCATCCGACAACCGTACCTGGATTACGCAACTAACAGATTGGATTCCGCCCGAATTTGGAGCAACATATCTGGTTAAAGTATACATTGACGACATAGGATCAACCTCGCCGGAATCGACAGGGGTACAGCTATTTGCAGCTGGTAGTGGAAATAATGACGAATGGTTCTTTGATTACCAAAGTGGTATATTACATTTTATTGGTGATAATCTACCAACATCGCTATCTGCTGAGTTTACTGGTAAGAGCATTTACGTGTCGGGTGCAAGATACATTGCTAAATTAGGTGTTGGCGGATATCTAGTAGAAGATCCAGCACCGACCCTTGGTGGTAATCTTAATGTAACCGGATTTAGTATTGTAACAGATAATAATGAAAATGTTACAATAAACCCAAATGGTACAGGTAGTATTGATGCAAGTGGTTCGTTGCTTATTAACTTAGCTGACCCTGTTGACTTACAAGACGCTGCCACTAAGAATTATGTAGATCAATACTTTATAAACTTCGACGATGACAGAATTGTTAAAGATAATACATCAATAATTGCAACCGCAGCAGAGTTGCAGCTAACAGTGAATAGTGTTGGTGTTTTAACAATTACAACAACTGGTATAGCTCCAGCTATTGCAAACGAAACATTAACACTAGAAACAACTAGTGCGGTATTATTAGCAAAAGGTACAAATGACGAAAGACCGGTTACACCTGTTGCTGGCCAAACACGGTATAATACAACTAATAACGTGCTTGAGTACTTTAATAATAGTACATGGGTAGCAGTTACTGAAAGTAGTGTTGCAAGTCAGGCAATTGTGCCTGATGGAGAGTCAGCAACCTATACATTAGATCAACCTGCCGCTGACGAAACAGTAATGGTAACAATAAACGGTGTGTTACAGCACGTAGGTAGATACACTGTATCTGGTACTGATATTTCGTTTAACGAAGCGCCGCTGACAACTGATATAATTGATATAAGATTCTTATCAGCAAATACTCTTAAAGAAAATAAGTTTCGGAGTGACCTAGTAGTAGCGCCCACATCAGCTACTCCTGCTACACGAGGTGATTATTGGGTTAGCGATACAGGAGTATTGTACATACACAACGGATCTAATTGGTATTCACACAATAGTCCTAGCTTAGTGCCGTAAACGATAAATAAACTGTAGCATATATAGTTTATTATTTA